AATGGCAAGTGTGAATGCATACCATTTGCTGATTACTTAAAAATGAGTGATGCTGAGAAACAGCATTTTAATAGGCAAAGAAATAGTTGACATTTATTTCAAACTAGGGTATAATATATAATATGATTGACATTATGAAAGATTTTATTGAACAGGCCATTGCTAAAAAAGAGAACATTAATAGCGATGGATCGATTAATTGGAATTACGTGGATTCAGATGTTTATATAGAGATGTATAAAAATAAGATCCCATGCTCGCAAAAAGAGTATTACGAGGTATTTGATTATTTGGTTAGTAGGAGATAGGATGGAATTCACATACGTAGAAGCTTTAATCGTATTATTAATGGTCGGAGCTTTCTGGAAGTTTACAAAGGTTGAAAATGAAATCACAGAATGTAAACAAGTTATCACACATTTAATGTTGGAGCAAATAAATGACAGAAACACAAAAGACTAATTTGTATTTAAGAGAACAAGGACGTTTCTTTACAGCAGGATTCTTTGATGCGAAGCGAGGTGAGAAATCACAAGTTGATGCCGCTAATGTTGGATCTATTCAAGACCAATATCTTAAAGGGTATGCAGCAGGAAAGATTGATGTTAGTTAAAAGTAATAACCCCGAAGTATTTAAAGAAATCAATAAAGGTAAATCTCTTCTAGAGCTTTATACAGAGGTAAAGGAGGAAAAAGATAAGTATAAAGCATTATACGAAGAATTAATGGAGAGAGTACATGACCAGCTTTGATTTTGGATTTACACTTGTCGATGAGGAAGAATTAGATTCAGTACAACAATTATCTACCTCATCAGATCAGACACAAGCTAAATTGGATAAGTTATATAACGCTATCACACCACTATTAAACAATTTAAAGGCAAACCCTGAAAAGGAATACATCAAATGGCCTGATCGTATTGCTAAGGTTGAAGCCTTTGAAGAACACCTTTTACAAATATATAAATCATGACACGAATTGAAAAACTAAAACATGAAGCAAGACAACGTCGTTTAGCCGGGAAATCTAAGTTAAAGATTTCTATGGCTGCACACGGTTTAATCGAGTTACCTGAGGAAGAATTGGGTAAGCTTAAAACAAAACGTAATGATAAGGCCTTGGATCGAATGATGAATCGCCTCGGTAATATTGAAGAGGGCAGTGCCTATATTCCATCTTCGAAGGAAGAGGACCTTAATGATTGGAGAGATCATTTTGAAAAAACGTAAACAACTGGGATTGGCAGGAGCACCTACTGAAGGTTCTTTCGATATATTTAAAGCGTATCTTCATCAAGAATGTGATTCTAAAGAATATGCAGAAGTAGTTCGTAATTATGTTAAACGCAATTACTCTAAAGAAGAGGCTGCTGATATTTTAAAAGTCCCCACCTATGAATATGCTACCTCACATACAGCAGGATTCTGTTATTGGCAAACTTTAAATAATGAATTTACTGGACGTTATGAAAATGCTTTAAATTATCTTAAAGATAAATTTGAAGAACTTAGATTAAAGGGAAGTCAAATAAAGGTAGTTGATAAACCAAAGTCTGCGATTACCCCGATCATGCGCCAACAATATCATGTATATGCAACAGTTCTGGACGACTTATACAGAATAGAAGATAAGTGGCATGTTAATGAAGAAATGAAGTATGATTTATATCGCAATTGTATAATCCATGATATTAAACGATTTGATGAAATTGAGCAATGGATTAATGAACATCTATTAGATTATAGAGCTGTCATTAACAAAGAAGATGAACAGATTATGGAAGCCTATGCGCATATTAAGACGGCTACTATTAAAAAGAGAATTAAACAGTTAGAGGGTTTCTTAAGCGATATTAATAATTTAAAACAATCTAAAAGAGCGGTTAGAAAGGTATCTGTTAAGAAAGTAAAGACCGCCGATAAACAAGTTGAAAAGTTAAAGTATCAGAAAGAGAATATGGAATTTAAATTAACTTCCATTATTCCAATGAGAATACCTGGTAAGATGAATTTATATACTTTTAATACTAAGACTAGACAACTAACAGTATTTATTTCAGAGTCTCCAGATGGTTTGATGGTATCTGGTTCTACTATTAAGAAGTTTGATAAAACAAAATCAGTTGTCTTTAAGCTTCGTAAACCAGAAGATATCATACCTCAGATTATGAGTAAGACACCAAAGCAAATATTAAAATTAATTGATTCAATCAAGGCTGTTAAGAAGAGCCCTACAGGACGTATTAATGATCAGACTATATTATTAAGGATTAAGTGATGGAAGAAAAAGATATAAACAAAAGACATTTTTCAAGAATGGTAGAGAACTTTGTATTAACACACAGAGATACTTCTTATATGGATGCTATTATATTATTGTGTGAAGATAATGAAATTGATCCTCGTGATACTAAAAGACTATTAAACAAACAAATAATAGAGCGCCTTGAAATTGAAGCTATGGATTTAAATTTAATTGAGCAAAGTAGTAGTTATAAACTTCCTATTTAACAGTTGCCTTTTATATCAAAATAATATATAATATATTATATGGATGGATTCGAAGCTTATCAATACTCATTAGCTGTTAAGATGCATTTTACTCAACCAGGGTATGATGCATTTAAATATAATTTTAAAACTAGAGCCAATCAAAAGAGTTATTGGGGAAGGCCTGATAAATACCAGTTAACAAAGATTGGTAAGAGATTTAAGAATCAGAGAGAAATTATACAATATTTTGCCGCACACCAAGTAGAAGGTAATACTTGGGTGGGTGATATGATTCGTGATGAAGAAACATATCGTAAGTTTTTAGGGAGGATGGATAGTCTTTCTTATAACTTTAAAAATGAATTAGAAGAATTGTCTGAATATCATTTAGATGAATTATTGACTACTAAAGATAGTAATTACCCAATGATCATCCAGAAATATTTAGAGGATAGTGTATCACTGGAAACAGTATGCATTTTAAATTCGTTAACTTCTTTTATGGAAGATGCGAATAAAAATATATCAGAGACCATACTGTGGCCTGATATATATAATCGGATAGTTAAATTCGAACCCTTTATAGATTTTGATAATAATAAATTTATAAAGATCGTGTTTTCTATCTTTACATCATAATACAAAGATATACAAATATATACAAGGAGAAAAATATGTCATTTGAAGCGTTAAAACAAAAAGCAATGAGCATGGACTCATTAGTTCAACAAGCAGAGCAAGCCTCTGGTACGAAATCCAATAAAAACTATGGCGATGATCGTCTCTGGAAGCCCTCAGTCGATAAGGCTGGTAATGGTTATGCGGTTATTCGATTCTTACCGGCGGTTGAAGGTGACCAATTGCCTTGGGCTCAGTACTGGGATCATTTCTTTCAAGGTCCTACTGGTCAGTGGTATGTAGAGAAATCTCTAACTACTTTAGGTAAGGATGATCCTGTATCAGAGTTGAACTCGCAATTGTGGGCAACTGGTTCGAAGGAGAATCAGGATATCGTACGTAAAAGAAAGAGACGTTTACATTATGTGTCTAACATCTATGTTGTATCAGATCCAGCTAATCCAGAAAATGAAGGGAAGGTTTTCCTTTATGAATATGGAAAGAAAATATTTGATAAAATCATGGATTCAATGCAACCTCAATATGATGATGAAACACCTGTTAATCCATTCGATCTATGGAAGGGTGCGGATTTTAAAATTAAGATTGCGCAAGTAGCAGGTTTCAGAAACTATGACCGTTCAGAATTTGCAGCTCCATCAGCATTGTCAGAAGATGATGGTGAGTTAGAAGCTATTTACAATAAAGAATACTCATTGAAAGAGTTTACTGATCCTAGTTCATTTAAATCATATGATGAATTAAAGGTTAAGTTAACTAGAGTGTTAGGAGAAGGTGGATATGTAACATCGTCCGCGGAACAGATCGATCTTGATGAAACTATTGAGAATGATCCTGTACCACAACCAATTTCAACAAAAGATGATGATGATACAATGAGTTACTTTGCTAAATTGGCTGCTGAGGCATAATTAATAGAAAGGGCCGAAAGGCCCTTTTTTACTATACGATAAAACATAACTATTATATATTCAATAGATTCTGTTTCAGAGTAAATCTACTAAATTCATATACAGTTTTTTCATCTACTTCTGAATCTAGTTTAGTCCATAAAATCTTGTTTGTTTTAAGATTTATTTCAAATGTTACTGGAACTACGATGTTTTGATATAATCCATTGGCTTGATATGTTATTGTTACTACACTATCAATAACCGAAGAACGTATCGAAATTGACTCATCGGCATTATATGCCGGACAAACCCATCTCATAGAATTATTTGATAAATCAATTGAATATGTTGTATTTAAAGGTTTTGGATAATCTTGTATAACATTTCCATTAGAAATTGTATATACTGTAACATCTGCTCCTGTTACGTGAATATCAATCTTCTGACTAAATGACGTTACTGCCAACATTGCGGCTACTACTGATAAAAATAATTTTTTCATGGGTTAAAATTTTTAAATGGTTAATTATACTAGTATTATAAGAATAATTTTGCAGTTATCCAACCTTGCGGCGAAATATGTTTACTCAATATTTATATAAAACAACGTGTCATAATGAGTATATCTAAAAACAATATTTCTAAATTTGAACGTATCATAGCAGAAGAGTGGGCGAAAATAACAGAACAAACCGTTTCAACGAGTGGTGGTGATCAGTCATTCATGACGTCTCCACAACCATATAGTGGTTTAACAACATATGATACTAATCCACCAGATGATCGTTTTTCTAGTTCCGATGCCGGTAAACGAACATCGATCGATGCACATCGGTTTTTAAACTGGCTGCGCAAGCAAGATGCTTTAGCATATCGAATGCTTGAAGATGCATTTAAAAACTCACCGAATGCATCTACCGATTCTCCT